TATCGCGTGTGAACAGTTAAATCGTAAATGTTATATGATGGAGTTAGATGAGAAGTATTGTGAAGTTATATGTCAAAGGTGGGAGAAATTAACAGGCAAAACCAGAGAGGTTTTAAAATGAGTGATAAATTACAGGTTAAAAGGAAATTAGGACCTAAACCAAAAGAAGAAATATATAATATAAAATTACAATTAAAAAAATTAATTGAATCTGGTTTAATTCATGGTATTAGTAATACCAAACTTGAAGGTGAACTTAATATAAATAGAATGACAATAGGTAAATATATTGATGAATTATATAGAGATATGCCACCTGATGATATTAAAAAAATATATATTGATTTCAGTGTATTATTTGATAGACTTTTCAGAGAATCATATAAAATGTTGCAACAAAGTAAAAGTCTTGAAGATAAAAGAAAAACTATAACAGTAATATCACAACTTATTAAAGATAAAACAATGTTGTTGGAAAATTTCTTTGTAAAACAAAAAGCTATTGACAAAGTCGTGGCACTTAATTCAATAGCTGTAACTTTTGATGATGGTAAAGATAAAATAAATGTTGAGCAGTGTGATACAGTTGTTGAGGTAAAAAATGAAAAAAATGAAAAAGATTAAGATTGAAGAAAATGTAGGTCAAAATTGGGAAACGTATTTAATTTATTATGATACTGGTCTTGGAGCGATTGAAAATATTAAAGAAAAACATATTGATAGAGTATATGTAAATAAAGAAACTATTAAAGATTTGTGGCAATTTTACACAACAAATAAAAATGTTAAAATTAAACCTGCTAATTGGATTACTAATTTATTAATTAAATTAAAAATATTTAAGTTTGATATAATTTATGATGTAGAGAATAAATGAAAATCAGTAAACATGATGAAACTTTAGAAAAGATAATAAATCGCCCATATATGATTGAAGAAGATAATAATATCTCTTTTATATTGAGAGAACCTATGTGGTATAAACATGGTGATTTAACTAAGATGTGTGATATTATCATTGGTCATAATGATTATGTTGTTCCTGTTGAAGTTAAAAGTACTAAAGCTTATCAACAAAAAGCAATAATACAATTAAACAAAGGAAAGCAGTTTGTAAATGAAGAATTTAAATTGATTGTACCGTATGGAAAAATAGTTTATTATAGTAATATTTTGTATTTTGTAACTGAGAAGTTTGAAGAATGATTAAGTTAAATACTCTAACTGTTAGAATTAGACCAACTAAAAAACAGAAAATATGTTGGAATTATTTGGATGATAAAGAAACAGAATTTATATTCTTTGGTGGTGGTGCTGGTGGTGGCAAGAGTTGGTTAGGTTGCGAATGGTTGCTTAAAATGTGTTTAGTATATCCAGGCTCCAGATGGTTTATTGGTCGTAATGAATTAACAAGGTTAAAGAAATCAACTTATATCACTTGGCTCAAAGTTTGTGCATTTCATAAGATACCAAATGATTTATGGAAATTTAATTCTCAAGATAATATTATAGAATTTATTAATTTTAAAACAAGGCAGTTTGACAATTATGGTTCTAAAATAGATTTAATCAATGTTGAATGGCAACCACGTGATCCATTATATGAAAGATTTGGTTCTATTGAATACACTGGCGGATTTGGTGAAGAAGTTGGAGAATGGAAGGAAAAGGCATTTGATGTGTTAAAATCAAGAATAGGTAGACATAATGATTTTGATGGTGTATTTGTATTTCCCAAATTTTATTTAACTGGTAACCCAAAAAAGAATTGGTCATATTATAGTTTCTATAAACCGTGGAAAGATACACATTTAGCAGATGGTCATACATTTATAATGCAAGTTGAAACTGAAAAGTTCACTTGTGTATTTATACAATCATTGTATTATGATAATCCTTATACAGTAAAACAATATGAAAGACAATTACAATCAATTAGGGATAAAGTATTGCGTGAGAGACTTAAGAATGGTAATTGGGAGTATGAAGATAATGAAGCATCATTAATTGAATATGAAAAAATATTAACAATGTTTAGTAGAATTATGACAGAAGAAATGAATGGTGAAATGTATTTGTCAGTTGATGCAGCGAGATTTGGTGGTGATTTAATTGTTGTTATATTATGGCAAGGATTATTTATTAAAAAAATATATCCAATAGATAAAAGTGATTTATATTATGCTACAGATATTGCTGAAAAAAATAAATTGAAAGATAAATATAGATTAACTAAAACTGCTGAAAAAATACGTGTAATTATGAGTAAATATCATATAGATATATCTCATGTCGTAATTGATGAAGATGGTGTTGGTGGAGGGTTAGTAGATATATTATATGGTTCTGTAGGTTTTGTAAATGGCTCTAAAGCTATTCACGAATTAAATGATAATGATTATATGCAAGAAACCGATAAATATTTTTATAAGAACTTGCGTAGCCAATGTTATTTTAAATTGTCGGAGTTAATTAATGATGGCAAAATTGGTATTTATACTGACATCCCAATGGATGTTCAACAGTCTCTAATTGAAGAATTAGAAGTTGTTCGAAAGAAGTATGTTGAAGACAACGAAAAGAAATTACAAATAATTGGTAAAGAAGATATTAAAGAAATTATAGGTCGTTCACCAGATTTTGCAGATAGTATGATGATGCGAATGTATTATGAATTAGGTATGGAATCATTTACAGACATTGCGGTGGTATGGTAAAATGAAAAAATATAATAAAAAAGAATTACATAAAATTAAACCTGAATGTGAACACATATATAGTAAATCAATAAATCAAGAATATCCACGCAGATGTTTAAAATGTGGAAAAGTTGAAAAAGTATTTAAATAAAAGATGGGTCAGTCAGACATAGCAAAGATACTACAAGAAAACTATCCTAAGTGGTATAGTTATTATGATATTAAAAAAAAAGTTGATACTAGTGAGAACAGTATTCGTAGGTCTTTGAAATGTTTGGAATCTTGTGATGGGGTTCAAGTAAAAATATATGCTATTGAAAACTCTAAACAGAGATGGATAACATATTATAGAATAAAACCAAATGGTAAATAATGATATAAATTTAAATACAGGTATTTCACCTGATAATAAGTCAAAGGTAGGAAATGTTATTCCTGAGAATTTAATTGATAATAAAGTTGAAACAACAGTTGTGAAAAGTCTTAGTAAGATGATTGATGATAAATTATTGGCAATTAAAGATTTAGCATCATTAGAGATAATGATGACAGTTAGTGCTAGATTAAGAGAACGTATGAAATCAATTAGAGAAATGAGCACAGCTAAACATTTGAAAATTAAAGGACATTTTAGAACTGAAACTCCTAAGATGCATATTACTAATTTACAAGGTCATAAATTATCATCTGATGAAGCCGAAATCACTTTTAAAGTATATGATACTGATAAAGAAGGCAATAAGAAAGTAACACAACATTCAACTGAAATTGTTAAAGAGAATGGGGATAAACTTAATAGAGTTATCTCGGCTGAATATAAAATTGCTTTTGAAGTTACTGAAACGATTAGACGAAATAAGGCTATCACTAGAGAAATTATTAAAATTGGTGAGGTTGAATAAGAATGTCAAAAAGTAAAGTAAAATTAGATTGGGACGGTGAAATGATTCGTCAAAATATTACAGTGGAAGATGTTAGCATTTCAGCTAAAGATTTAATTGATTCATTGGAACACGCAAGGAATGAAATGGATAAAATTATTGGTCAAGAAAAACAAATGAAAAATAATTTAGTTAAAATATCTGAAGATAAACAATCTATTAATGGCTTTATACTTGATAGAAAAAAGTTTGAGGATAAATGTTTAGAGATATGTAAGAAAAAACTTATTGAACTTGTTGCAATGATTACTCCCGAGTTAGTTGGTAAAGCTGATGTTGAAGCTCAAGCTATTATTAATAAAGACCCAGAAGCTTATACTAATCAACAAAGACTTAATCAAAAGTATGTTATATTTCAAAAAATGATTGCAACTCATAAAGAGATTGCTCAAAATGCACCTGCTAAATTAATTAGAGAATTGATTTTTGAAAATCCAATCTTTGAAAATCCATTCAAAGATTAATTTTTTTATATGTAATATTTAAATACTATCAAGTTGTAATATATTTATATAAAAATGAAAATGTTATCTAAATTATTAAATAATGCTAGTAGCTTAATATCTAATAAGGGGAATATATCTATTTCTAATCCCAAAGAGGTATTGGGTTATACAACAATTTCTTTATCTGATGAGCAATTAGAAGGTAGGCAGGCAATTTATCCACAATGGTTTTTTTCTGCTAGATTAGGTCAACCTCGTGGAGTTGATACACAAAAACTTAGAAATTTTGCACAATCTGCTTGGGTTCAAATGGTTTTGAATACATTCAAGAAACAAATTTATTCTATGGAGTGGGAAATTGTCAATGCTGATGAAAAAGATAAAACCGATAATTCTGAAAAAATTAAAAGAGTTACTGAATTTTTTAATAATATTAATGTTAATAATGATTCAATCAATAATATAGATTCTGAAATAATTACTGATGTTGCTGAAATTGATGCAGGTTGTTATAATTATGTTTATACCGCAAATTCTTATGATATTGGTGAAATCCCAATATATGATATGGTTGGCAGGATAGTTGGTGGTGAACCTGGATTAGTATTGAAGCCATTTGGCAAACGTGAATTAGTACAAATTAAAACTGCTGATTCTGCTACATTTTTAAAACAAGTTGATTTACATAAAAACTTAATAAAATATTATCAATATTCTTTTAAGCATCCACGTTTAAATCCAACACCATTTGAAAAAGCCGAAATATCTTATGTGATGATGAATAGGCGTTCATATTCTGTTTATGGTTTTAGCCCTATACAATCATTGCAACAAGTTTTAGAATTATTAATACAAGGAACTCGATATAATAAAGATGTATATACTAATAATGCAATTCCTGATATTCTTGCAACATTACCAAAATTGCCGGCTCCGGAATTAAAAAAATTAAAAAGATTGTGGAATAATGAATTTAAGGGCAAACCTCATCAAATAGGATTTGTTAATTTTCCTATTGAAAACTTTCATAAATTAGCTGAATCAAATAGAGATTTAGAATGGCTAGATGGACAGAAATGGTATTTTAAATTAGTATTTGCATTGTTTGGTGTATCTCCAACTGAAGCAGGCTTCTTTGAAAATGCAAATAAATCAAATGATTCTGGTCAAGAAAAAGTTACAGTTAGAAATGCATTAAGACCTTATATTAAAGTAGTTGAAAACAATCATAATAATTATTCAATCAAAGAATTTTTACAAGAAGAAAAACCAGGAATTAAATTTCAATATAAATTAAAAGATGATATTTTAGAAAAAATCGAGTTTGAACAAGATATGTTGGAGCTTGACCATAAAACATTAACTATTAATGAATTCAGAAAAAAGAAAGGTCGTGAAGATGTTGAATGGGGCGATAAACCTGTTGCACCTCCTAGTCCTTTTGGTGATAATCAAAATATTAGTGGTGAAGAAAAAGAAGAAGAAGAAGATGAAGATGATAAAGATCCTAAAAATGTTGTTGACCCTAAAGACTCTAAAAAACCAAAAGATTCTAAGGAGGAAAAATATAAAAAATCATTTGAGGAGTTTATGTTAAATGGAAAATTTGAATAAAAAATGATAAAATTAACATTTAAACAATATATGGAAAAGTTGGAGGATAATAAATTAATTCAGAGACCAACAGAACATGTTTATGAGGGAGTGACATTATTTATATTTTTCTTTAAATCTAGAGAAAAATGGGATTATTATACAAAAATCACAAAAGAAGAGATTACTGGATTTTCTACATTAGAAGATTTTAAATTAAATTATTGTCATCATTGTTTACCAGTTGCCGAATCTCCTGTCTTATTATGGGAAGATTATTTAGATGAAGACCAAGATGAATATATTATTAATAGTAAAAAGAAAATTGATTTAGATGGTGCAGATATTGTTGATAAAGCTGAAACTTATCAAGAATTTTTAGAAAAAACATTTGAAGGATTTAGAGCTAAAGTTTTATCTCATATTAATAAACTTGAATTATCAAAAATGAATAAAACATTTGGTGAGTTTGTTTCAAATTTATTTAATTCAGTTAATACAGCAGTGTTTGCGACACAAGTTAAAAAATATTTGAAAGCTGATTTGGTTGGTGGGATGGTAGAAGCCGAAAATGAATTGGGAATCAAATTAAAATTTGATGAAGATTATAATAATAAATTAAAGCAATTATATTCTCAACAATTAGATGGTTATACAATTAATGGTAAAAAATGGTTTGGTATTAAAGGAGTAACAAAAGAAATTCAAGCTGATATTATTAGAACAGTACAAGATGGAATTAATTCTAATAAAACTAAAGATGAAATTAAAGATGATATTAATTCAAGATTTGATAATATTTCAGAACATAGAGCAAACCTGATTGCAAGAACTGAAACTAATAGGATTGTCAATGAAGGTTTGCTAGTTGGATATAAACAAACCGGCATAGAAGGTGGCAAAGTTGTTAAAGTCATAAGTGATGATAGAACATCTGAAATTTGCATGCGAATGAAAAGTAAGTATGCTGATACACCTATTGGTTTAGACGAATATTTTATTGATGATGAAACAGGTAAAGCATTTAAAACCCCACCATTTCATCCTCAATGTAGAAGTAGAATAGCATTTAGACCTAAATAAAAATTATGTAATATTTAAATACTTAAAGAGTTATAATATTATTATCATGGGAAATCAATTATCCAAAGCAACACATGGGTCAACAATTAATATGATGGCTCCTGTGATGAAACAAGCAACTGGTAAATATATAGCTGTGTTATCTGATACTTCTCTTGATAGAGATGAAGAATTTGTAGGAAAATCAGCTTTAATTAAAATTGAAAAAGATTTTGGATATTTAGCTGGTTTAATTGACCATGAAAATAAAGTTTTAAACCAAGTTTGTGAGTGGGTGAATAAATCACTTACAGAAATTGATGGTCACATAGTTTTGGTTGCAGAACCAAAATTTTTTGAATCTAATCCTAATGCTAAGATTATTAAAGGAATGTTAGATGAAGGTGCTAAAATTGGAATTTCTATTGGTGCAATTGTTAAAGATTTTAAAGATACTAAAATTGAAAACAAGATGCATCGAGAATTTACAGAGTTAGAATTACTGGAAGCTTCATTCGTTGCTATTCCTAGCAATAGACATGGACAAGCAATGGCTGTGGCCAAGTCATTTAATACTAAAGGTTATGTCAAAATGTCAGATATAGATAAAAAATTTACACAAACTGATATTGATTCTGCAATTTTAGATACTAATAAAAGTTTTGAAACTAAAGTTAGTGATTTAAATAAACAATTAGAATCAAAGGATGCAAAGATTTCTGAATTGAATAAATCAATTGAGGAAAAAGAATCTACTAATAAAGTTGTTTCTGATAAAGTAGTTGAATTAGAAAAAACATTAGAAGTAGAAAAAAAGACATCATTAGAAAAACAATCTTTTATTGAAAAGTTACAAAAAGATGAAGATGATGAACCTTCTGAAGAAACTGAAAAGGCTCTTAAAGATGGTAAATTGCCAATGGCGAGATTTTAAAAATGAAAGCAATGTTTAAAAGTTATGAAGAAAACTTCAGTGAAGAAAAATGCAAGTCAAGATTTGACGCTGGAGAAATTGGCAAAGATGGTTTCTCAGGATATTCTAAAGAATATTATAATCCATTTAATAGAGTGGATAAAAAATTAGAAATTTTGAAAAGATTTGCACAAGTAAATAAGGTGTCAATTGGAACTCAGACTGGTGGAGCTGGTACTGCTGGAACAGCATTGGTGCCTGTATATCCAGATTCAACAATAGTTAACAGAACTATTAGGGAAACACCTATGAGGAATTTAATTCCTAGAAGAGCAATCAAAGGTATGACTTATGATTATATTCCATTAACTGCAAAAGGTGGTGCTTTTTGGGCTGCTGAAAATGAAGCAACTGGTGTTGTTGAAGATACTTATGAAAGAGTAAGTATTGGAATAAAATTCTTATATGCTAAAGGAAGTGTTTCTGGACCTGCAATTGCTGTAATGGCTGGATTTATCGACCCATCACAATTAGATATTGGTGTTAAAACTGATTCTATTTATGAGGCTGAAGAAGATGCAATTATTAATGGTGATGCAACTACTAATATATTAGAACCTAGTGGATTGATTAAATCAATTACAACTAACACAACTAATAGAAATAGTGGTTATCCAACTTTGCCATTAATTAGAGCAGAATTTGCTTTAACTTATAATGCAAATGGTATGGTAACTTTAGCAGTTACTGATGCAACAACTCATAACTATGTAAAAGGTTTATTGTTTGATGTACAGAGGCAAGTTACAAATCCTTCAGAAGGTATTCTTGGTTTTGGAATTCCGGATGCTTTTGATTTTGATGGAGTAATGTTTATTAGAGATAAATTTATGCCAACAGGAGCAAACTCAAAAAGAATTTTATTCTTAGATATGAGATACGTCTTTTTGGCTGTATTACAAGATTTAACTTATGAAGAAAAGTACACAGATGCAGATGGTTGGGTTTATTTATTGAAAGAATATTTAACAATTGCATTAACTTTTGAAGGTTCATGTTCACAAATGTATGGTATCGCTTAAAAATGACAGAAGTAGTAGAAACATCGAGGAGAATTGGATTTTGTGGTGATTTAAAAATTATCTCAATCCAATCAAACGCAGATTGTGCCAGTGGACACACAATTAATTTAAATTCAGATGCCACAGATGGAAGAGGACTTTCAATGTCAAAGGTTTTGAATACAATTGCTCAAGATGATGCAGGTTTAATTGAAGAAGCAACATTTGACCAAGCAACTGGAATAGTTACTATGGGAACTTTGACTGCAACTGGGATTCATAATGTATTAATTATAGGTTATTAAAATGGGAGAAGGTTTTAGAACCAATCCTATTGGTAGTGCAGCAATGCCACCTTATACTAATGGTCCATATAAATTCAGTGAAGATATTACATTCAATGGTGATTTAAGAAAAAGCCCAGGGAGAGTATATTTTGAGGAATTTTTTAAAAGGTTACCAGTATTAAATGCAAATATTGCAATTGCAACTAATTTAGATTTTGAAGTTTTAGGGACACATGCTACTGCAGCACAAGTAACTAATTCTGCAACAATGGCTGGAATTGTATTAACATCGGCTGGTGCTGATAATGACCAAGTTTTTGTTTTACCGCAATTAAATGCTGGCCAATCTGGTTGGTCAACTAAAAAGTGGGGAACAGAAAATCAAGTTATTTGGGAAACTGCTCTTACAACTGGTGATGATATTGCAACAGGTGTTTTATTATTTGCTGGTTTGAAATTAACTAATAATCCAGTTATTGCAACAGATGCAAATCAAGCATTTTTTAGGTTTAGCACTGATGATAGTGATGAAAATTGGATGATTGAAAGTAGTATTGCAAATGATAATATTGCGACAGATTCAGGAGTTGCAGTTGTTAAAAATACAACCTATAAATTTAGGATTAAAATTGATAGTTCGAGAAAAGCTCATTTTTATATTAATGAAAAAGAAATTTATGTTTCAGCAGCATTAACTGATGATATTGATTTGATTCCTTATGTAGGAATTCAAGCACTTAGTGCAACAGCTGAATTTGTAACTTTACATTATGAAAAAATAAGCAGAATATTATTTGAATAAAGTAGCAATTATAGAGGTAATACTCTATTTTTGTTTTTGAAATAAAATGGCAGCAGGAGATACAACAATAGTAAGTTTTTCAGCAGAAGATGCAATAAATGCAAAAACACAAATTGAAACATTATCAATTGTTTCAGGTGATATTGTATTACATTGGCAACAAAATAATGAAGTATATGTTGCAAAAATTAAAACAGCTTAAAGTAAAAAATGAGTTCAATAAAAGAAAGTTTGAAGCCAAATACGATTACTGCAATAATTACTTGTATTATTTTAATTATCACATGTGTAGTATCTATTGTATTTTCTACATCATCTTTAAAAAATCAAGTTGATAATAATTCTGAAAATATTATAAATATTAATAATATGTTAAAAGATAATTCAAATAATCAAGATGATTTTAGAGAACGAATGGCAATAGTGGAAACACAATATGATAATATAAAGGTTCAACTTGATAGAATTGAACGAAAAATTGAGGTAAATTAAATGAAATATAAATATAAAAATAATACTAATAAAACAATGTTTTTTAATATTGTAGGAAAATGGCTTAATTTATCACCAGGTGCTACTATTGAATTAAAAAACAGAAAATTACAAGAAAGATATAAAGGTCTTGAATTAGTTAATGATATTATAGTTGAAGAAACAGTTGAATCATTATTAGTTGATATGACTGAAGTTGAATTAGAAAAAATGACTAAAGATGAGTTAAATGATTATGCAGCCGGAATTGGATTTAAAAAACTTAATACAAGAAAATCTAAAAGTAAAATGATTGAAAAAATTTTAAAATTTATTGAGGTTAAATAAATGAAAAAATCAATCATTTTATTTTTTGTATTGTTAGGTTTTGTTTCAATATTTGCATTTACACCACAAAGTGATATTGAAATGAGAAATTTTTATGCAATGTATAATGTTACAAATATTACAGCTTATGAAGATGTTTGTATTATTGGTGGCAATTGTTTAAGCAATGTAACAACTGCTGGAATTGATGTAAATAAAACTTATGTTGATGAACAAAATGTAATTTATAATAATTCAATGAAAACTTATGCCGATAGTTTAACAGGCGCAGATGTAAATAAAACTTATGTTGATTTTCAAGATGTTGTTTATAATGATTCAATAAAAACTTATGTTGATGCTCAAGATATTGTTTATAATGATTCAATAAAAAATTATGTTGATTCTCAAGATGTTGTTTATAATGATTCAATAAAAACTTATGTTGATTCTCAAGATGTTGTTTATAATGATTCAATAAAAACTTATGTTAATGATACATTTATAACATTAATTTCAGAAGGAAATTTAAATGTAAATTCTAGTAGTTATTGGGATGCATTAAATTCACCATCAGATATTACTGGATTAACAAGTACAAATATTGATTCATTAGATTGGACAAAATTACAAACTTATCCTAGTGCTTGTCCTGCAAATAGTTATGTAACTCAAATTGCAGATACAATAACTTGCACAGCAATTTCAGATGTTTATATAAGTAATAGTGGAGATATTGCATCAGGCAATTATAATTTCACAGGTAAAATACAATCTATTGAAAGTGTTGCCTTTAAAAATGATATTATTAATCATAATATATCTGACAATAGTACTTGCATAATAATAAAAGGAGATACATCAACATTTAATATATGTTAAAAATGAAATATAAAAATATAATAGAAACCTTTGAAATTTATTCAAAAATGATAGTGGGTTTTATTATTTTTATAATACTTTTTATTATATCGATTCCTATTTATTTAGTAGTACATTGTTTATTTGGTTATGATATAGTTGATTTCGAAAAGAGGTATGATGAATGAAAATAAATAAAATTATAGGATTATGTATATTGATGTTGGTGTGTGTAGTAGGTGTTAATGCTTCCGAATTATTAGTTACTACTATTGGTGTTACTGATATTCATCACTCTTTGTATGGCTCTTCTGGTGTTGATGGGGCAACTAGAATACAAGCAGTACAACAAGCAGCTATAATTAATAATGCAGATTTTATATTTAATAATGGAGACAATATTTACGAGAATTCAGTACAAGCTAACCATATATTACAAATGCAAAGTTTTGAAAAGATGTGGATAAACACAACTTATGATCATTGGTCAATTTTGGGTAATCACGATTATAAAAATTCTGTAACACCGGAAATGACAAAACAAGAAGTTTTAAACATTTGGAATACAAGTTTTGAAGGTAATGATTATTATTATAAAGATTATAATAATACTA